CACTCACTGGTTTATCACTCACTGGTTTATCACTCACTGGTTTATCACTCACTGGTTTATCACTCACTGGTTTATCACTCACTGGTTTATCACTCACTGGTTTATCACTCACTGGTTTCTCAAGTACTGGTTTATCATTCATTACTTCATTCAACGTTTCAACATTAACTGGTAAATCATCTGCAGCCAAATTAATAGTTGTTTGATCATCTACTTTATATATGTCATCATCGCCTCCTGTTTGGTTGGAGATGTAATGTGAACTATGTAATAAATTATGAAACATCCTATTCGCTTCATCTTTATGTATATTATATTTTTCGGATGCAATGATGAAACTTTGATATGTATTTTTAATATTTTTTATATTATTCGAAATGACGTCATTTTGCAATTTGTTCCAGACTATTGAAAAATTTAATTGATGCACATCATCACTACCACCGCCAGCGATATTTTGTTTCTGTTCCAGTTCTTCATCGACACCATTTTGTAAATTGGTCACTTTAAATGGTCCTTTTATATTATTTGCTCTGACGATATTTTTAAGATGATCGTTCATGGTATTTTCGAATAATTTCGCGTTGTTGCCATTGGCTTTAACAGTAAAAATTTCTTGGTGATCTTTATGTAAGAAAAGGTAGTTTTGTTCCATTATTAATGATAATATGAAAATAATCCGCTAATGTTATTTCAAAAAAATGAAATTTTTTTATTTAAATAATATTATAGTATTATCTAGTATTATAATGTTAGAATTCCAAGCACTTGACTGGAGGGAGTTTAATGAGGACCTGAATGTCGATGAGGACGATGATTCAGATAACTCAGACGATGGCTCTCCAAATGAAAAATATATTATTCGAGTTTTTGGACGTACAATTGATGATAAGTCAGTTACAGTCAAAATATTAAACTACACACCACATTTCTACATACAATTGCCGACGAGGTATAATGACACGATAGTTAATGATATTATTAAGATCTTAAAGGAAAAAGCCGGACGATATAAACATAATTTAGTATCATATGACATAGTTGAACGATTCAAATTTAGGTATTTCACAAATGAGACGAAATTTAAATTTTTACGATTGATTTTCGATAATTCACGAGCGATGTATATATTTTCCAACAATGTCAAATACAATCTCAAATTATTTAATGATAGGTATAAGGTGCCAGCTAGTGAATTAATGGATCGTTATGAAAGCAATATCGATTCTTTTCTGCGCTGCATACATATGCGTGATGTATTGACATGTGGTTGGATTCAAGTGAATAAATATGAAAACAATGAAGGAAATGAGGCATCAACATGCGACATAAATATTAAATGTGATTGGAAAAATATTAGTCCAGCGAAAGATCAGAATAGAGGGGCGCCATTCAGAATAAATTCATTTGATATAGAATGTTATTCGCACGACGGACAATTTCCGCAAGGATATGATATTCGCAATCCAGTCATTCAAATCGGCAACGTATTCGGTAAATATGGCAAGGATATATACAAAAAAATAATATTAACATTAAAATCATGTGATCCGATTGATGACGGTATTACTATAGTTAGAAGCTATAACACTGAACGAGAATTATTATTAGGATGGATTGAAATGCTAAAAGAAGAAGATCCAGATGTATTAATAGGATATAACATATGGCAATTTGATGAGAATTATCTAGCAGAACGATGTAAGCTACAGGAAATTAATTGTGCAGAATTATTTAGTCGCATGAGTAAGATATGTCGTTATTCATGCCCATTTATTAAAAAACAGGTGAGTTCTGCCGGTATGGGTGACAACTTCATTAAATATTATGAGTCATATGGTCGCGTCCAATGTGATTTAATGAAATATATGCAAACACGACCAGAATTTAAATTGTCTAAATGGACTTTGGATACGGTCGCCGAAACATATATCCAGGAGACAATTAAGTCGTATAATATTTTATCAGCGGATTTACTAGAAATAGAAAGCAAAGAGTTGCATCTATTACAGGTAGGTAATTATGTTAAAATAATTTCACAACTTGAATTAGAATACGGTTTACATGAAGAGAAAGAAGTCAATTCAGATGATGAAAATGAAGAATATTGTAAAGAAAAATATAGGATTGTGTCGATAAATGGCAATAAAATGGTCATCACGCATAATGAAGTTAAATTTACTAAAGAAGGGATGGAAGAGTTAGGTAAAGAGCTTAAATGGGGTCTAGTAAAAGATGATATTAAGGCTAACGATATATTTCGAATGCAGACAGGAACATCGGCCGACAGGAAGACTATAGCTGATTATTGTTTACAAGATTGTGTGCTGGTATATCGCTTATTCGTTAAGTTAGATGTATTAACTAATTTAATAGGAATGGCAAATGTATGTCATGTACCATTATACTATTTATTAATACGCGGCCAAGGCATTAAAAGTTTATCGCTAGTTTCTAAAGAATGCAGAAAACAAGGATATCTTATACCTGTATTGGAGAAAGATGCGGAAGATGATTCTACATTTTCTGGGGCAGTGGTATTTGAACCTAAGACAGGGTTTTACCAAAGGCCAATCGTGGTGAAAGATTATAATTCGCTATATCCTTCATCGATTATTTCTAGGAACGTATCACATGAAACGATTGTGAAAGATGCAAAATATGATAATTTACCAGGTTATATCTATTATGATGTACAATATCCTAATGACGACGGTACAATTACAAAGTGTAGATACGCTAAACAATACAAGCTGGACGAAAACGGTGAAGATATTGGGAAGCGTGGTATAATTCCATCTATTTTACAACATTTATTAAAGGAAAGAAAAGACACTAAAAAATTAATGGAAAAAGAAGAAGATAAATTTAAAAAAAGTATTTTAGATGGTAAGCAAAATGCATTGAAGGTTACTGCCAATTCAATATATGGTCAACTTGGTGCTAAAGTGGGGCCATTATATTTATTGGAATTGGCTTCTTCAACCACTGCAATTGGTCGAGTTATGCTAGAAACTGCGCAAAAATTCGTAGAAAATGATCTAACTCATATTTTACAAGCATATGCTGTTGCTTTCAAAAATAATGACGATGCAAAAATCAAAGAATTGAATGACACGTATTTAAAAGACAGTTGTGACAATAATGTGAATCATATAAGAAGTGTCGTAAAAGATTTCTTTGAAAATTACGAGATAAAGCCGAAAGTAGTATATGGCGATTCATGTACAGGTGATACTCCAATTATGTTATTGAATAATGGCAATTTAGAGATTAAACGTATTGACGACTTCACTACAAACGAAATAACTAAACATATGTGGAGGTCTCATGATCTTTTTAAGAATAATGATAATTACAATTTAGCATTAAGCAAAGGTCTAATTGATCCGGAAATAAAACATCGTTATTTCGGAAACTATACAGATAAAATGTCATATGACTGTTGTCAAGGGCTTAAAATATGGACCGGTGATAAATGGTCCAATGTTAGAAGAATTATCCGGCATAAAACTGATAAATCAATATATCGCGTCTTAACACATAGTGGTAGTGTTGATGTTACAGAAGACCACAGTTTACTAACACCAAATAAGACGGAAATAAAGCCCATTGATTGCCAAGTTGGCACAGAATTGTTACATGGATTTCCAAACACTTTTAACTGCATTGAACAACTGGTCTCTGTAGAAGAAGCATTTATATTAGGATGTTTTGTAGCCAATGGATCGTGTGAAGTATTAAATTCAGAACATGGTGTCAAATATACTTGGCAATTGGCCAGTAATGACTTAACTATGCTCGATAAGTGTCTCGGACACATTCGAATAGCAGAACCGAAGTTTAACTTTGAAATATTGTCACATAGGTTGGTACCGATTGGTCCAGTTGAAGAGGTTAACAGTATAGTTTTGAAATATAAATCATTATGTTATGATTCTACGGGAGCGAAAATCATACCGAACAGCATATTATGTAATACAGTGGAAGTCAAGGCAGCTTTTTTGGACGGTTTACTAGCGGCAAATGGCCGTCGCGATCAAATAGATACCGAAAATAAGACTACAGCTCAGATGTACTATTATATCTTGAAAAGCATGGGGCATAATGTGTATATAAATGACGGAGGTAATAATAGTAATATGATTAGAATTACATGGTATGTAAATGAAGACTATCAAAAATCGCATACTGTTATTACAGATATATATAAACTGCATGATAGATATGACGATCACGTATATGATATTGAAACAGAAGAAGGAGTGTTTCATGCAGGTATAGGGTCGATGATTATTAAAAACACGGACTCTATATTTTGCGATTTGGAGATTAAAAATAAAGCGACGAATGAATATATTATTGATAAGTCAGCCTTAATCAAAGCTATAGCGATAGGGAAAGCGTCGTCTATGTTAATAAAAAAACGGTTACCATTTCCACATAACCTAGAGTATGAAAAGACATTATATCCATTCTGCCTGATGGCCAAGAAGAGATATACAGCGAACAAATATGAAGACAATCCTAATAAATTTAAGCAGATTGTCATGGGTATTGCATTGAAGAGAAGAGACAATGCAAATATTGTTAAAAAAATTTATGGTGGATTGGTCAATATCACATTGAATGAAAATAACATCGTTAAAGCGGTGCAATATGTTGAAAATTCGCTACAAAAGGTGTTAGATGGGAAATATCCTATTTCTGATTTTATCACCACAAAGACATTAAAATCGAAATATAAAGGTATAAAAGTCACAACCGATAGCAGCGGTCAAGCGGGCACCAAAGGATTATGGAATTGGGACGACGTACAATGTTCACTTGCACATGTAAAACTGTGTCAAAGAATAAAAGAAAGAGATCCAGGCAATGTACCGTCAGCTAATGATAGAGTCGCATATGTTGCGATTTATAAAGAGAAGAAAAAAGGAGTTAAATTACTACAGGGAGATATTATTGACACTCCAGAATATATTAAAGAAAATAATAAACGAATTGACTATTTATATTACATTACAAACCAACTGGAAGAGCCGATTGTACAGTTTTTAGAACATTTAATTAATAGGCCACGTGATATTTTCAAAAAATATATTGAAAAGGAAGAAGTTGAACGATGCAAAAATACACCAAATTCTTTGTTTAGATGGACGACGCCAAAGGAGCAAAATGAAGCGATTAATAAAAATGATATACGATATAATGTAGAATCATTAGATACATTATATGATGGGATCAATTTACGGTCGAGGACATTTGGCAATGTTCCTAAAAAGCCTAAAACAAAAATATCAAAAGCTGCTAAAAATATTAATGATCTTTATAATTGATTATAATTAATCTGTTGTTATTCTTTTAAATAAAACGTCGACCTTGACCTACTTTACGATACGCCATTAATTTAGGAGATGACGCACTGGCAGACAATACAAATTCATTATCATCATCCGATAATCGCATTGATTCACTATCTACATGGGGACGAGATGTGCCGCTTCTTTTTACTCCGTGTTTCTTAATTACACGTTCATCACTTTTTCTCATTGCTTTAATTTCTTCCTCTTCTTCATTTTCATCATCAAGCTCATCGGTTTCTTCATCAGTATCATCGTCGTCATCGGTATCTCCGAAAAGCTCATCGTCATCATCTTCGTCATCATCGATATCGAAATCATCTTCATCGTCATCCTTTTCGAGTTTAGAAGCAACTGAACGTTTCAAATGTTCTTTAAAATCCATAAAATTGAAGGTCTTGGTAGACTTAGCGCCACCCACCATTTTAATTTCATTAATTGTTTCTGATGAAAGGAAAGTATCATCGGTTTTGGTAACAACATTAGCGGAAAAGCCCCCGGTTGCCTTGGATACTATCTTGGAAGCCAAACGATTAAAGTATTCGGTCGAATCTTCTTTTTTAGCACTTCCACCTTTTAATGCTTGTGGTGTATTTTCAGAAAGATTTAGATGGATAATATTATCCTGAACAGAGCCGCCTTTCATATGTCCAACGCTTTCGGTTAAATTCAGGTGAATTAAACCATTGCGTTCAGTATACGAAGGTTTACTGTCAGATTTAAGAAAGATTTCATTGATCGACATTTAAATAATATAATAAGTAACTAGAAAATATTTTTAGAACTTATATATTTCTTTTACAAAACTAAAAATATTATCGATATAAATTATTAATGGAAAGCTACCTGTTTATAATTGTATTGTTCATAATTATCATTTATATATATTTTAATAAGGCAAATGTTACATACGCAACCCTGCCAAATACCAATAAAAGTTATTTAGTTCGTAACGTACCAGACAAAGAAGAAGCAGTTCTAACGTTAGCAAATATGGAACGAGCATTAAAGGCATTTGTTAAACGGTTATTGCTTGACACTTCTGTTATAGCAAATGAAGAAATGTATGAGTATATCAAGAATATTAATGATAAAATTGATTATGTTGAAATACAGGAAAGTGCCGCGGATAGTAAACACACCTCGTACAGTTTGAACAAAGGGGAATTATTAGTTTTCTGCATCCGCAGTAAAGAAACGTTTAAAATACATGACATGAATGAATTAATGTATGTTGCTATTCATGAAATAGCACATATCGGCTGTCCTGAAGTTGGACACACCGATCTGTTTTTCAAAATTAACACCTATTTAATTGATCGTGCTATTGAATATGGTATATATAGATATATTGATTATGGTTTAATAAATAAAGAATATTGTGGTATGACATTAACCGTATCAGTGGCTTCTAAGAAATTCTGATAATCTTTTCGTTTTATAAATTAGATTATATTATTCTAATTCATATATATGTCGTTCTTTCCGAAGGACCGAAGATCGGTAAAGAACTGGTGCAACTATCCTTTGGAACAACGGTGTTAGAGCGAATTTCATTAGAATGAGCCACGAATATAGATATGTATCGGATGGACCATTAATAGATCAAGTGTATACATCGACATGCATAAGTCCGGGCGGGAATACTAATGATATCATACTCTGTAAGATGCTATTAGGATGTGCATATGATGGTACATATCTGACAGGTATAGCTAGACAATCCAGTAAAATTGTATTAACATTAATTGGCGGTGGTTGTTTTGGGAATCCGATTGAGTATATATTAAATGCAATAGTTAACAGTCATATAAAATACAGTGAAAAATTATCAGATGATTGTGAAATTATTTTGCCACTGTACATGCCTGATAAAAAATTATTGAATACGATTAAGGAGCAGCTGTCTATATATGACTATGTACATTTTGATTGTATTTGTTAGATGGAGATATTAAATTTAATAATATAATTTCGACAGCATTGGAAAATAATATTCTACTATATATTAAGTGTAATTATGGACGATCCATTTAAGGTTATTTGGAAATACAAAAATGAAAATAAGAAGTACCAATATCTATTTTGTATAGCAGTTGGTAATATTCTTCCAAAAACAGTTAAGAAAGTTCTTAAAAAAATAAAAGACTTAAATTTATTTGATACTTTGATATCTTTGACCGAAGCAGAATATAAGGCGATGGCTGAAAAATATAAAGCTGGACAATACTGGTATAGGAATTTTTTCCCCAATAAACATATTGAAGCGACTATCAAAAATATCCGCAACAATAAATCTAAAAAAGACGATATTATCGAAAAATACGGCGAAGATTGGTATAAACTACATATAGCAGAATTTGAATATTTTGACCGATCATATCACAATTATGGACATCTTTTTAAACAGATTAAGGAACGTAAAAATAAAAATCAAAAAATTAAAGAGTCCGATCATGACGATGAAATTAATGATTATAGTGCACAATCTAATAGAGACACTGCTAAATCATTGTATCTAGATGATAGCGGTACTGCACAAGTTGGTGGCAATTTAGAAGAAGAGTATGATATTGGTCTATATGAGTTTACCGCAAAAGATGAAAAACGGTTAGATATATATGATTCAATCGAAAGCGAAATTCAACTTAATGCGAAAATGAATAATATTAATTCTATTGACTCTGTTAACTTAATTGGTGGTAAATATGATGATGATGACGATGAACGGGATACAAACGACGATTTAGAACCCGATGTCGAAATGGAAGAAAGTGATAATGAAAGTGATGATGAAGACATATCGGTAGATGCTGATATGGTAGCAGAGGCAGAAGATGAAAGTGAAGAATATGATATAACATATGATGAAAATGCGATTACGAATTTAGAGTTATTGCAAATAGATGAGGATGCGGCACAATTATCAAAAGACATACATAATATAATAGACGAAGATGCGGATATGAAATACAATCAGATGGCGGAATTTGACGACAGCAAAAATAATTTGATGAATGAGGGTAATTTAAAAGAGGTATTTTCTAAAGTATACATCTTCAATCAATACATTTATCGAGACGACACGATACATACAATCAAAAATAAGATAGCATGCGGCATAAAGCAAGATCCGTTAATTGGTCATGCTAAGGCGGCACCTTATTTATTGCCTTCAAGGCTTTATTTATGGTCAGAATATGAATATGAGGAAGGTGATCAAATTAATAAAGTTATAAGGACGGATAAGGTAATGTTAGGTCAAAAATGGATAAAGAGAAATGAATTATTAGGTGTAGATGTAGAACCAGCCGACAATATACGTGTATATGAACAACTCAAATATAATTTAAAGAATTTGCGCGATAGTATTATGAAATATGGATCGAAAATTAAAAGAGAAATGGACGAAGGCAATATATTAGATGAATATAGTCAATACATTACGAACAATGAAATATTTATGTTAGATATATATCATGAATTAGGGAATAATTACGAAGCACATGACGAGGTATTGCGTAATGTGTATAGTGTATATGTTAAAATATATTATAATCTAACACAAGATGAATTTAAGCAAATTATAGATTTTATGGATATAAAACATAAATCAACTGATGCGAAGATGGAAATTAACAGGATATCGCAATATTATCAAAATTTGAACAATGATTTACTATTGGAAAATGAAGTATGTAAAATAATAGAAGAATTAAAGACAACACCAGAAATATACTCAAATATATTCAAAAATAATTTTGTCACACAATCAGTTATCCACGTCAGTTTACAACATTATAACATTTCAAGAAGTCCAAAAGTAGATTTATTCAGAATATTCGACAATTTTGTAATCGACGATACATATCCATTTCTGCAATATCAAGTATTAGATGGTAAATTAATATTTAAATTTGACAAGCATGGAAATGAAAATGATAAAAACGCGATATTGTCGAAATGGTTCGAAAATGCACCATATGGTATTTCATTTAAAATTCGCGTGCCGCAAAAAGGAGATTCAAGTAACAAATATATTTCTGTCAATTTAAATGAAAGTGGTCAAATTGAATATAAGACACAATGGAAAGAAGATGATCACGCAACTATTGAAGATGTTAAAAATACATTCCCATATATTAGAAATTTATTAAAGAAGATTAATTCTGAGAATGATAAGTTACAGTTCACTATGCCGGCGGATGATAAATTTAAATATGCATTTATTAATACGATTTTACAGGTCGAACTACCGGGTAAATATATGATAAACCATAATGATTTATCTGATTTTGCTCGCCTATTCTTCCCATATATAGCAGTAGTAGTAGAACCCAGAAAGCGTCAATCTAAAATTAAAACTAAAGATGATAAAACCTCGAAATTTGGATCGTATTTTAGATATAAAAGAATTTCGAAGTATGAAAACGAGGCGCGTATTGAACACCGCATAGTATATTTTTTACGTAATTATGAATATATTGAGAAGTTGTTAGTTGGAGAAATATCTAAACAATTCAACATTACCGAGAAACAAGCATTAGATAAAATTGAAGAAGTTAAACAACGGTTCACATCTCTTAAGAAATCGAGAAAAGTTCTTAAAAAATTCGATAATATTCCAAAATATAAACCACCTGGCATAGATGTCAATATACAAGGCAAACAACGTGATAAATATAAGATGCGAGTATCTGGTGCCAGAAATAAATATCAACTCGATAAGATAGTCAACTTTATGAATATTTTGATATATATCTATGTAGAAGTATACCTTAGGAAAAACCCAGAAATGGGCAAACTTAAAGAGAAATTGAAACAAGTCGCACATATCGCTAAAAGAAGAAACCGTGTTGAAGAAATTGTATACGAGGAACATGATGTTACCTCTGTTAAACAAATTACAAAAATGGATAAAGATCGATTAGCATATAAACCGGAAAAGGGACAAAACCAATGGTCGAGAAACTGCCAACAATCCGGCAAAGACAAGAAGCGACGTCCTATACCATACACCGATAAAAATATAGACGAATTACTGAAACAAGGATATGTTTATAATTCGGCCACCGGCGATTATGAGCGAACGGTCACGATCAATAAAAATGGCAAGAAGAAAGAGGTCGTGCTAAGAGCAGCGAAATTAACCAATAATGATGGCACACATATTTATTATACTTGTTCACCGGAAGAAAATAAAGATCATATGTATGTCGGATTTTTATCAAGATCATTAAATCCGAATGGGTTATGTCTACCCTGCTGCTTCATAAAGGATCATTATACGTCGAAGAATAAAGAGAAGAGGGATTTTTATATGAAATGTGTGGGCAAATTCCAGGAGACTGGAAAGGTATCAAAGAAAATAATGGGAGAAAAATTGTACATTTTACAAGACACTAATAAAATACAAGAGGGTCGTTTTGGATATTTACCTAAATATTTGGATTTATATTTTAATATACTACTCAATAAGACCAAAGTAATTAAAAATCATTATTTGATTTCAAGTAAATCTGGTTATTTTTTTAAATTTGGTAGCAAACAAGATGAATTTCCTTATTTAAATGCTATTGCAAATGCCACAGAATTGACAATAGATGATATCAAATCGAAAATAAAACAGATATTAACCAGCGATAATAAGGAGAACAACATGAGAACATTTACATATTTGAATAACGGTGATATACGTACTCAATTCACGACAATTGACAGTTATTTACATTTTTTGGCAGTTAATATGGAAATAGACCATACTACGATAGATGATATGCTATGTATTCCGGGCGTACTGTTTGATGGCGGCGCGAATGTATTCATATTTGAAAAACGGATGTTAATAGTGGATGAAATGCAAGGAGAAAATATGTTAAAGGAAGATTACGTATTAATATGCAAAAATATAGAAAATGTAGATATGATATATGACACTGGTCGTAAAAATATAATATTGTTAAAAGAGGAAGTAAATTACTATCCAATATACATGACATTAAAGGAAGAAAATACTAAAACAATTGATTTGCTAAAAGTATTTGACTATCAAGAGACCAACAACAATATTATCAAACATTTGAGTAACTATTTTAAAATAAACTGTAATCAGAGTTCGATGTCCTTCCTCAAAACAGATACGGCTAAAACAACATATACAAAGTTACAAAAAATAAAGAAAGAATACAATGTTAAAGGGCAAGTAATAGATAAACGTAATAAATGTAAATATTTAATACTTCATAACGGTCACTTATTTCCAGTTAAACCATCTGGTACAATTTTAGAAATTAATCTTACTAATTCACATGCGACACATGTTAACACATTACAAGATACAGTCGAAAATTTAATGAACATCTACAAATTATCTCCCGATTTGTATTGTCGCGTACAAGGATATATTTACGATCAATTAGCCGATAATAATTATCATATTATAGCCGTCATTACAGATCAATCTATTAATGTGCCAGTGCAACCGATTACCATCAATTATCATGATTTGGCGAAATTATCAAATGCTAACGGCATTAAACATTTTATAACAGACAGTAGATCATTATATGATGAGATTGATGAAGTTATTGCACAGGGTCCGACTGATGAAGTAGATGATAGAATTATAAATGTAAAGAAAGCGGTATATGATACGGAGAGTTATGAATTATTTAGATTGGAGTTGAGTGAGTATTTACACCAACATCCCCCTATTAAAAATAAAATCATAAACGTAATAGAGAGTTCTAAATATGATCATACTATAAAAAAGAATATATTAATCAAAATGTTATTTAAAATCCTTTCCAAAGAAATACTGGAATTATATAATGGCATCCAATTAAATGTCGAAGATATTTTAGAAGGTGGTAAAGTTGATACAAATAAAAAATCGATGTCCACTGACAATATTGAAGAAATGTCAGAGGCAGAAAAAGTAATATTTGCCGCAGATAAAACCCAAACTAATTTTGTGGAATTGGTTCCGAGCATACCGGAAGAGAACATATTAAATTATCAGCTGAATAATAATCGAGAAGTATGTAAAATAAACACTAGTAAGACTGCGTGCAAATCGAAACCTCATTGTACATTCGTAGGTTCATGTAAATTTATGTTAACAAGGGAATCTCTAATATATAACGTAAATAGAGTGGTGGATGAATTGGTCTCAAATAAATTAAAATCAAGCGAAATATTACGTATTGACAATTATATGGTTTCGGACATTGTTAATCCAGATAATTACAAAGAACGTTCGGGACAAAAAATTATAAAGTCCATCAATTATAACATCCAAAAGATACTAGGAGAAATATTTGGCAAGAACAATATTCCGATGATTGGTAAACATCGCGTGAACCGTTTTAATAAACCGGTTAATCATGATATATTATTGCATCCTATTGAGAAAATAGGGAACTTTTATATACAACTTGTTAATAATTTAAATAGCGTGTTTAGAGCATACGCAAATGGCTTTTATTGGCTGAAAAATACATATTCGGATGTATCATATAGAAATATAGGATATTACAGTCCGTTACAGACGGACTTGGTTAATTTATTTAAAAGTTTCATAATCGATTATTTATTAAATAAGAAGCGTACACGTAAAATGATGGCTGATTTAGAAAGTATAATTAAATTTGAAAATGAGGAAGCAGTGGACAATTATTTAGAGTCATTCATAAAGATTTCGATACCGAAATACATAGCAATTGTAGATTTATACGTATTAAACCAATTACACCACATACCAATAATATTATACGATATATATGACCAAGCATTTTGTATTATTGACAATGGAATTAAATATCTAAAACTGTTCACACATAACGTGAACTTAGCAAATGTTAATGATTATCTCAGTAAAGCTAATGAATACATTAATATTAAATATGCAATCGTTAACCCATCATTATCGTCCACAATCGCTAACGTATATGCTTTATATTTTGAGTAATAATTAAATCATCTAGATGGTCGAAAAAATAATTATAATAATAATATTTATTTTAATATATTTATTATGACCTAGATAGGTCATAATAATAAATATGAAAATAAAGTATACATGTATAAAATAAAAATAAATAATATCTAATGAAGAGTTAATAAGCGTAATGGATATTAAAAATAGAATATTAATAGATATGATACAAAAACAACGCAAGAACATCTCTCAAAAATTCAAATTAGAATTCGAAGACATAAAAAGGATTGTACATAATATACATTGCAATCCGTTCGAAGATCAATGTTGTATATGGAACGGTTATGTAACGAATGGACAACAAGAGAAGGCGCGATACGTTAATTTTTATTTTAAACATAGGAAAATAGCACTACATCGTTTATTATACATCAATTACGTAGATGATATAATTGATAAACAATATTTAAGATTTACATGTGAGAATAAAGGGTCTTGTTGCAACATCAATCACATTGAAAAATGTAATAATGATACATTTATCCAGGAAGAAAAAATAAATAATACTGTCGACATCAAAAGAGCAAACATTCAAGTCACTCGTCTAATGACACAGACAAATAATGTTAATATAATATCTAGCGATACGAATAAAAATAAAGAGTTGAATAATACATCATGTACGCCTTGTATAACTTGCCGCAAAAATAAATTTATCATTATTTTATCAGATTAATATTATTTTGATTTAGATCTTGTCTTCCTTTTTTTAGAAGATGCTCTTTTTGGTTTCATAATGTTTGAAATATCTAAATTTGATATTGCATGCATCGTTTTTTGTAGATCATATTTTTTATTAAACGTCATTTGATCAGATATAGAATCATCTGAATCATTTGTTTTAACAGAGTGTGATCTAGACGGTAAAGTCAGAAATGGAGTAGATCTTCTTTTATCTAAAATAGATTGGATACTCATGATATTTTTAGGATTAAACTCGCGTTTAACTTTATCTTTTTCTTCTACCAATTCATCTTTATTACATAGTTTAATAAATGGGAAGCCACCGTCGGCGTATAATTCTTCGCTCATAATAAATATGAAATAGATATTATTAATATGAATAAAATCTATTTCATATTTATTATGGCTGAAATTGCGTATGAGTATTTTGACAAAAAGAAAAAACTTTTCGAAACAATAGCTCAATATAAAATGGAAATACATGAAAGTGGCGAAGATTTGGAAATGGATACATTCGAAATGTTAGATGAACATAATAAGCCCGTCGCAAAAGGGAAAATAAGTCTAGTTGCAGTATATAATTGCGAATTATCATTATGGCAATGGGCATGGTGTTTACCATTTTATAAAAAGACGACGAATTATATTTCCAGAAAACTATTACATTATGCATTGGACATAGATACTAATAGCGACGATATACTTAAATCTAATAAAGATGTAATATTTAAATCAGTATTATTAAATTCGAAATTACATTTACAGTGGCCAAACATAGAGACAGAGTATTTATTAGCAATGTCGTTATATTTAACGAAGCATGACTTTTACTATAGCGCGGAGGTAACAAATATCGAAGTAAGTAGTGGGAAAAATGTTAAAATAGCGGATACATATTATTTATTAAAAGACATTACTATATTATAATTAATAAACCTGTGCATTAATAATAATTTATATTCATTTATTATTAATGGACATCACAATAGTTATACTATTTATGACAGCCATTATTGGTTATGCCATATTACAGAAGAACGAGGATAATAATAGATATTTTGATCTTAAAAATGAACTGAATAAAAAAATAGATAATTTAAATACAATCGTCGAAACAAGACAAACCATCGCTTCCACATCGGTCGCCACTCATAGTGATGTACATCATCCAGTATACCCCGTTGTTCAGGTTGATCCTGTTACATTGAGAGATAATGCGGTTATGGATGATGTATTGTACCCGCCATTAAATAGGACTGATCGGCCGAACATCGATATGCTCGTCAATAACCCAGCGATCGTGGGGCATCCGACACGAGGGTCGCCGGATACATACCGACCACTGGCATTAGCGAAAGACACTATTAGTAATGAAACATATTATTTAATGGGAAGAGAGAAATATAGAGGTTCATCGCAAGGAGAATTTTACTTAGTACCTACAGATAAACAGAATAGATTAAAAATACAGTTATTAGACGAGCGGGGAAATCAGTTAATTAAAGATATATATGGCATACCAGATCAAGTTACTATTAAAACAGGAATTTTTAAAGATAAAGTAATTGCATTAGAAGAACTAAAGAAGACTGACTTTATCGGTCCATACGTGTAAATGTTATAGTAAATGATATTTTTAATAATCATAATATTATAACATTTAATATATGTTATAATATTATGATTATTGGTCACATAGTAGGTCTAACCAATGAATATAAGGAACAATTTATTACAGATATTAGTCAATTCGACATATCCATAGTTGATTTAGATCAAATAACATTACAAATTATATCTGATAAAAATATGGTTACGTTATATAACAAATTAGACGAAATCAATATTAGTGCTAAAGGACGCTTTGCAACTAAAGCAAAAAAGGAAATAGAAATGAAAATAAATGAATACTGGAAGACGAAGATAGACAATCATTTAATAAAAGAGGTTAACAAAGGAAAACAAATTATTTGCATCGGCCTGTCAACATATTTTAAAAATCACAAGATAGGTATCAAAATCGTCACGCCAATCAAGTTATTTATTAAATTGAATTTATATGAAAATGCCAAAAAAGTAATTAAGAATAATCTTGACAATAACCGTAACGAAATTATAACAGGTACATTTGATTTAAATTATTTAAATTTAGATTTCCTGGTCAGGAAAAGAGAAGACTTACAAAACACATACGAAAAGATGGGATACCAATTAAAATCTTATAATGATATATACAAAATAGTACAGCTTGGTCTTCATAATATAGTACCAGACGCATTATATTTCGTTGACTATAAAAATATGACTAAAACAGAATTAGCAAAGAAAAAAAATATAACTGGTTATACTGCTGAATGGCTAGCTATTATCAGTACTCTAAAAAATTCAATTTCAAAAGGGTTTCAGAATAAAAAACCTTATATTAAAGAAATTGAAGCTAATGCATATGAAAAATTAAAAGAACCAGTATATTTATATTATACTACTGACACTGCATCTTTTATGCCGGAACTGACGAATTCAGCGCAAATATATAAATATATATCAACTAAACCAATTAAAAAATATACGCATGTTTTGATTAAACATCCTATGAATAGATTGAAAGAATTAGGTATAATTATTAAGTAAATTCGTTTAGTTATAAAGAATAATAGATATATTATAGATATAATGTCAACATTCAAAATTTTTGCGATCAATCCAAATATGTATACAGAAAATCACTCTACTGATCATTTTCATGAAAATGTATATGATTTATTAAAGTATGACGTCAGTAATGGTCCTTATTCAAATGTTAATGAAGCGGCTAACATCCTAACTTCCTATTTATCGAAGAGGCCTTATATAATATCGAAGGATTGTACATTGGATAATTTCAGTAGAGTATTCGAATTGTATGTTAATCCAAATAGCGAACAGGGCAGACGATATGAAACGAAAACATGCTTGGATAATGAAAATGAATTAATAATGTACACGTATGATTATTCAATGAACCGCTTTCCAAATACATTTAATCATTTAGCAACTATTATGGGTCCGCACATGGAGACCGTATTTGGACCAGTTTTTATCACAAAAATTAAAAAAACATATATGGAAGGTAGAAAAGTGCAATACGAACACGTTGACATCGATTACAGTGATATAGTCAATGTTTGGTTTTCTACTAAACAGACAACAATCTGGAATTTCCAAGATTGCAAATGGTCAATTGATAATATGTTTAATAATAATAAATCAATAAACGCATCTGAATATAAATATGTCAACATAGGGAGTAATTTGGTATTTTACATATTAAATGACGGACATGATATCGATAAAAATGGACTTAATGATATGTTAATTAAGAATGATACAGACGAATTGAACACATATTTCAAAAATATTAAGATATGTAAACTCAGAACTGGTGAATTTGTGGATGAATATATTAAATACAACATTGATTTAGCGGCTGTAAAAGATCATATTGCACAATCAGCAATCATCGGGTTTGAAGATCAAAATAAATATCAAATAGTAATGGAAAGTATATTTCAAAATGTTATCCCTGATAAATTATTATAAATTTGTTCATAATGCATTTTTATTAAATATATATAATGATATATGGATAAAGTACGCCTTAACACGAATATTAGAGATATTTTATCAAAAGATACTAATTCATCATTTATCGATCCGAATGATGATATTAATCAAATAGAGGTTAACCAATTAAGGCCTATGGAAGGACAAATTCCTCAGCTGACATCAGAACAACTGACACAGCTGCGACAATTACAACAAATTCAACAGATGCAGCAACTACAGCAATTACAATTGCAACAATTGCAACAATCGCAACAAAAAGATGCTATTAATAAGTCAGAAACTGTCGTGGCCAAAAAAATCAAAAAGCTTAAAGACGATAGTGAAATTGATGCTGAAGTAGACGAGGTGGTAGATCAAGCGAATGATGATACTGATAAGAAGAAAAAACTGAAAGACATAAGTAAAATAATGAATGAATGTAAGACGCCGGCAATATTATTTATTTTATTTATATGCCTAACATCGCAACCATATATGAACTTTATAGCGAGTCAATTTCCACGCTTAGCACAAGTTGGGGAGGAAACGAATATGTTAGGAATGCTATTAAAAGCAATGGTATTTGTGGCGGCATTTGCTGCCATCAAGAGGTACATATAGATAAAAATTGAAAATTACTTTATTTAATTACTTATAAACATAAATGATTAAATAAATGGCGATAACATCATTTCAAAATGCATTATCAAGTCATACTATGTTTTCTTTACATCGAAAATATAATATATTTCGTAAAAGTGACATCACACGCGACGATACAGAATACGTCAAACAAATAGCGAATAATTGTATGAAGGCATATGAAAATAAAACTACCTCTACCGACATCTCACATAATGAATTATATATGATGTTATATGTCAGAAATAAGCAGGGACGTATTGACAAAGATCTTATTATGAATGAACTACAAAGCAATATTGACAAATTATATGAGTCACTTAAATTAAGTCATAGTAGGTCATATCTACATATGAACGTGATAGTTGATTATATAGAAAGATTAGAAAAATATATGTCGATGTTTGATAAAACAATTGTGACAGACTTTTGTGATTATGTTGCTAGGATGTTATTTGATAACAATGAAACTTTTATCAGTCAACTCGTAGATTATTTACTTAACAAAGAACAATTAGATGTTTTTAATCATATTAATAAATTGTTCGGGAAAAGTGTATATAGTTTAGATGTAGTAAATCCAATTTACGATAAATTCGTCGTTCAAATCGCCAAAAAATTGAACTATGAAATTAAACGAAAAATAAAATATGACGATCAGTTAGACGATATGGTTGACATTGAACATATATTTTCAATAATTAATAACATTGGCATATATTTCGCGGACGTGTTCAAAATGCCAAATACAAATCAATTATATTATGCGACTGTATATGGTACTTGGATAGAAATATTGATTTCGAAACTAACACCTGATGCTGAAAATATGGTCGGATTAATGCAATATTTACAATCAATACAACCATATACAACAGAAGAAGATACATTACAAATCGCGGATAGGTTAGCGTATTATGCAAATGAATACATCAATGATCATATGGCAAACAATAAATGTTTCAAAAGTAATCAGCAATATGTAGCCCTCTGTGAAGTAATGAATATAGTGTACTTGTTTGTTGAAAAATATAAACATCCGGAAGCTGTTAAAAAAGTATTGTCGCCATTTAACACATTATTTTCAAATAGACAATATGTAGAATATTTTAATATCAGTATCAAGCGGTTCATATGTGAAGAATGTGCAAAAAAATATGTAAAGATGGGACAAGTAGCTGCCGAATTTCCTAAAAAATACATAAATTCATTAGCATTGATGTTGTATTTACAAGAGGCTGATTACTGTTTAATGACATTCCATAAACAATTGCAATTAAGATATTTAGCTATGATGTCAAATAATAAGTTACATGAATGTACACAAATGTACCTGATTGATCAAGTCATATTATCATTAATTATAAAAGAATTGGATGATGATAACAACTGCCACATCAAGGAACATTTAAATAAGACTGTAATAAAAATAGAAGAAGTATTAAAAGACATTTCTACATCATTTACAGCGATAAAAGAAATACATACATGTTCGATTACATACGTGAATGATAAAAATTACGAACAGGAATATAAGCCGACTTATGTGAATAGTGATATTTTATACACTCTAACTACAAATTATGAAAATTGGACAGAATTAACAAGTCTGATCAAAAATAATGTCACACTTAAAGCAAATATTAATAAGGATATTAAATACATTACTAATACATTCGATACGTATTTCAGACATAAATGTGTTCATCGCAAATTGAATATATTGAATGACAGCTCGACATTAATTATGAAATATACATTGGGTGAAAAATCGTATAATATTAAAGTAACATTGTTGCAAGCAATTATATTGAAACGTATCGCTTCGTCTGAAGCAGTGAGTGCATTGACGTTATGTAAATATATGTTGGCAAATGGAATCAAGATTAAAAGTGAAATAAATCACATTAAAACTGTATGTGCGTCACTCGTACAGGCGAAAATAATTGTATCAGATCCTCTAATGGCAAATAGGTATTCTATAAGTCAAACATTTGAGAATGATATTAACGATGCACCATCAACTTATGTGAATAATATCGCTGCTTACTACTACAAGGAAATATCTTTGGAGGCGGAAATAATGGCAGAAGACAAAAGTATTGCAGACGAAGTACAATATGATCGGGTAAATACGATGAGATGTTACATAATTAAACAGTTAAAAGGGGCTGTCGGAGCACAAAGCAAAAAAGAAATATATGACGAAGTAGCGAAGAAGTTAACATTGTTCAAATATACAGATAATGAATTATTTAAAGAAATTGATCATCTAGATAAAAAGTTTTATATAGAGCACAACAAGACTACTAATAGGTACACTTATAGTTCGGAATAAACAATGAAAAAATTGATATTTAATTGCTATATTATTTTATAATTACAATATGGTACAATAAATGGATATTCAAACATGTTCCCCCAACCCACATATGTCAAATATAGATGCGGGTTATGTACTAGTAGGTAGTGAAGATATTGGTATTACGACGAATACGGTAAAAAATCCATATTTATCGCATGGTACATTTAGAAGAAGTGACAATATTAAGGAAATTATTTCACAATATAAAAAGTTATATACCATTACTATTTGTGACAATGCTACAGATGTAGAACAACATATTTACCGAGAATATTTAACATTCGAAGAGTATGAATCTATTAGGAATAAATTAATTGTTCGTCAGGTGCCGTTTACTATGTTGAAAAATTTACAAATTAAAGATTTGCTGATTAATTTGCGACCCAGTGATTTACCATCAGTATATATTGATATTAATGATAAAATTGTATCACTCGACCATAATCAACCGAATATTTTAGCAATATCAGCTATACATATCAATAATAATAGCATGATGTCATATTTAAAATTGTATACTGGTGTATCATCAGTAAGCAGTCTTACACAACTTATGATAATTAATGATTTATTTGGCGCCGTAACGACAGAACTTGCAAAGAAGAATCGCCAACAAATAATAAATAGTTTGACAGAGACGTTATATTGGCAACTCGAATATAATTGTCATTTAAATATTACTTTGCATTTTTATAATCGTGGATTTAATTTGTCATTGGTTCAGCGTCTGGAGGACAAAAATGTAAAAGATATTATCAGTCGATTATTAACAAATGATGATACAAATGATCATGACGATTATTTATGTAATATTCTCAGAAAAAAAGCATATGTAGATGCATCATCGAGTGTTATATATAAAAAATTTCAATTGTATAAAATAACAAGTGGGCGTACAGATGAAATCCTTAGTGTAAACGAATTTAATGATATATTGAACGCGTGTATCAATAGAAAGGAGATGTATTTATTATTATGCAATATGTTAATTACGAAAGATTTTTGTCATTTAGTAGTAAATAATGCAAATGCATTAATTGCACTGAAAACTGCACAAACTGGTCATGATCGGAGCCTATTAGCTAAATATACGCCAATATTCGCACATTTATTTTCATATGCATGGTTGTCAATGTATTTGGAAGAGTCGATTAAAAAAACATATATTTCAAACACGGATCGCTGTGTATTTACGATTGATGTGGCAACTGAATTACCTTACTTCCCATGTGTCGCAAGTAATCCACATACTTCACCATATCTGTCGATTTTGGTCGGTAAAGATGTATTGGAGGCATCTGATAATAATTTGGGCGTACCGAATTATTATAAGGAAGGACATATGATGGGCGTATGTAATAGAGAAGAATTTAATAAGCGTATGAATATATTTATCAGTGGTAATGAAAATCTAAATTATCTGATTGATATTGATTGGTCTACAATTGCAATTACTGGTAGTATAATCGCAGCATGTCTACCCAGATTCAACCCGTTAATGTTAAATTTCATGACTGATAATATTGATATGAACGCATATTTTAATGAATATTATGACGGGTCAGATGTTGATGTGATGTGTAATAAAGAAGATAACTTCGAATTCGTTAAAGTGGCAAATGATTTTGCCAATAAAATTAATGAAAACATTAAAAAATTAAATAATATACAAGATGACCAAACATATGTAACAATAACACCTATTAAAACAGCTGTGATCATGATCAACCAAGAATTCATTAAACAACATATAATTCCGCATACGGATATGTCATATGTGGATATTGTGTTAAATATTCATGACATCAAAGTTAAAAAGCTGTTTTATGGATGGTATGTCAAACAAAAGTTATTAGATAACAATAATTATATATCTAGTGATCTATTCAAAGATGAGAAATATGATTCATATTTCGAATTATGTGACATTGAAAATGTATTAATAGTCATAATTGACTATAACTCATATAACAAGAAAGAGGATGATAAAAACACAGCGCCAAATATAGATAATACATTTGTCAAAGAAGAGGATATTGATAATGAAGAAGAATATGATCCGGATGATATTGAAAGTAATAATGTATGCGTAAACGAGATAAATGTTAATAAATGTCTATTAGTCATCAATGAAAATTTTAAATATCGTATAGAATCGCTATATTTAAAACGTAAATTCGAATTATTCAGAATAAAACACAAAGAATTCTTTGCGACTGTAGCACGATTCCACTTACCAATAGTTAGATCATATATCACCAAAGATAATGTTTATATGTTACCATCATGTATCACAGCATGTCACACCATGATGAATATTGATTACAAATATTTTGCCGGTGCGAAAGATCCCATTGAGATTATTAACAAATATAGATCAAGAGGATTTGGTACATATCTAAATTACAAAGAAAAGATGCGAATGATAGAATATTCAAATTTGGCGAGTAAATGGAAAGAGTTATATAAATTGAGACCAAATAATCAAAATTCGATAAATTCATTCTTTGGTAATATCGATATTAGTAGTGATTTTTATAAACCATCTCATGTACTATCTGGTATGCAAACTGTGTATAACACACATGGAGCAGATTCCGCAATAAAGGTTACGGAGCAGAATATAAATGACATTTACAAGCGGATTTACGGAGGCGTATACGAAAATTTAACGGGTGTACAAAAAATAGTACATTGTGTTAACTGTATTAATGATTCCGGTTTTGTAGTTAAACTTCGCAAATGGCTGATAGATGGATGTTATGAGCAACCAGTCCAACCTGCACAATAACGACCACGAAATAAATGAAATTAATTTATATTGCTATTATTACTTAAACATATTTAGTATATATTACAATTATGACTTCCGATGAAAGAAAGAAAGTAACCACATATCCGGCTATAGATATGTCATTTGATCGAGAAGAAAAAATAGATGAATTGTATACCATATTGGAAGGGATAAATTTGGACATATCTGCCGAAGAATTAGAAGAGGCCATATATCAATATAGTAATCAATATATATCTCATATAGGATCACACCTTTCCTATCTGTCGCCAATATATTTGACAAAATATAATGAATTATGCAGAGCGTTGAATGCTGATAATATACATCTTATTACTGAATTGGCAAATGGAAACATTAAAGTACAAGAATTGCCTTATTTAAGACTACACAGTTTAAATAAACAGAAATGGGATCCAATTATACGTCGTTTAGAGCATATTGATTTTAAGAAAAATAATATGGCAACTACGGATATGTATGAATGCAGGAAATGTCACAAACGTAAATGTACTATTAGACAAATGCAAACGCGATCAGCGGATGAACCAATGACGACATTTGTGAAATGTGTCGAGTGTGGTAATGAATGGCGTTTCAATTAAAAGACGCATTTACATATTAATTTATTTATTAATGTATTCATTAGCGAAAATCGGGATATATAGATCTGGTATGATATCGGAATACCATTTCATTTTTGCCAATAATATGCCAGATGGATTACTATATCTTGTCTCAGATGCAGCTCTGCCTAATGTAATTAAATGATTCTGATCTCCTATTCTGATATCTAACGGACTTATTATTTGTTGTTGTAACTGGCCATTGATATATATTTTGATAGTTCTTTTATTAGCAAGTATAGTAATATGTGTCCAGGTGTATAATGGTATTGTAACACAATTATCACGAGAACTGCTAGTAACATTAAAAATACCGTCATTACCTAAGTTACTAAAACGGATATCCAGTGTGTTTCTATATTTACCACCGTAATCTGTCTCTGCATTACCTCTAACTATTAACGCTGGGTAATGTGACAACACGTTTTCATCGCCGGCCCAATTGAAAAATATTCTATCATGTGGTGTTGTATTTGTAACGTTTATAAAAAATGTCAGACTGAATGTATCAGTTAATCGCATATTATCGGCAGATATTTTAACTGGTATTGCTTTGCCGGACAGAGTTATGCCACTACCCTGATCAGAAAAACCCAGAGGCCTATCGATCAGAATATAATGCGGCAATGAATTTAATTGGTCACATTTATCAAATAAACATGTACAAGTGGTGATGTTATTGATGTCATCACAGATTAAAGTGTTTTTGGATAACATGGGAGCATTATTATTTATTTTAAGTGCATTAGTATTAGCTGGTAAAAATGCATTAGATGCATCGGAATAAATTTTAGGTATTATATTTGTATTAATCTCGCCTGATACTTGATCATATATTAGTTTTGTTTTAGTGTCTATATTATCATTCATATTTTTAATACTGTTTGATACGTTAGTATTGTATGCATTTTCAGAGGCACTTTGTATATCTGTAATTAATTTACCATCCAAATAATTAGTAATAATAGTAATCTTCATATACATGTAATACAAAGAGCCAGATAAAACAATAATCAATATAAATAACACAACGATAACTTTAGCGTTGACCATTAAGAATAACATATATAATAAATTGCAGCAAGATCAAATCATAAAACTATATAAATGAAAAATATATAATTGAATTATATTATATGGCGACGAATAGATTAAACGCACAACAAAAACTAATATTAAATATTAGTAATGATTTAAATTTATCTGAATATGGTGGCCCTGAACCCACATTCGATAATGTAAATGTAACCATTTTTAAAAAATATATGGAAGTACACGAAAAACTTAAAGCAATGTTAAGTTCCGAACCACATGAAATATATACATTAATTAGCACTTATAATGGTTCTTTCAAAGGATTTAATGAATTAAAAAATTTCATTAGGGGACGCAATTTATGTATTATTAAAAAAGTGAAGAACACCGAACAATGGAATAAAAATGTACAAAAAATAGTGGACATATTTAAACAAAAAATGACCGAAACATCATCTGATCAACAGAAAATATATGAGCTTACAAGTGATGCTATATTCGAAATATTACTAAATGATGTAAATACATTTGATATTCTACAAAACAAATTAGTATTAGATGGAAAAAATAATATTAAAAAAATTAATATGACGTTAGATGATCAAAAATATATATTACAAAAGTTAATATCTAATAATGTATTGAAAAAGAACTAAAGTTATAAAATGTGTAGCTTTAATTACTTTGCGAGTGAAATTAATTATGTTTAATTATGATATATATAAAAAAATGGTATTATAATAATTTATTAAATGTCAAATAGTAGCAGTATAAAATTCGATAAAAAGGTTTTATTGTCGCAATGTAATGATAATAATGTTAAAGTACATGATAGAATTTCCTTTATAAAATTATTATTAAATGAAACAGGGATTAAACCAATATTAGACATAGACGATGGTGTTGGATATACCGAATATTTTCAAAGTAACGTCAACAAAGAGATATATAATTTTTCGGAAATAATTCAAAAAATAGGTGGTAAACTTAAATATATCAAGAGTGGTTCAACTGGGCATACATTCCAGGGTATATATTATCCAGATCCATCAAGCAATAAAAAAACAATATCATATGCAGTTAAAGTAGTAGCTTATTCGAATGAAGACGAAACAGACAGTGATATATTGGACAGTACGCGACCAGAAAATGTCGAATTACAAATTTTAAAAATATTAAGTCAATTTGTAATAACAAATCAGACACCACATGTAGTATTACCATTGACGACTTTCAACACTTATATTGAGCCATTCATTTGTTTAAAGAACAATGGTTTCATAAAAAACAAGCGCTATGATGCATTTGTAAATTTGTATGAAAAAAAGAGGATACATAATACAGTGTCGATATTAATCAGTGAATGGGCTAATGGTGGCGACTTGTTAGAATATTTACGAAAGAATTTAAAAAATATGACTTCTAAAGAATGGCGAGTTCTATTATTCCAAATTGTATCAGTATTCGCTATTATTCAAAAGAAATATCCGGCTTTTCGCCATAATGACGCGAAGGCCAATAATTGGTTAATACAAAATATAGATGTAACTAACGATGACAAACAAATACATATGTTCAGATATACGATAAATGATATAGAATTTTTCGCGCCGAACATAGGTTATCAAATTAAGTTATGGGATTTTGATTTCGCATGTATACAAGGGATTGCTGAAAACTCGAAAGTAAATTCGGAATATTTCAATAATATGAATATTTCGAATAGACAAAACAGATATTATGACCTATGCTTTTTTTTATCAAGTTTACAGAAGCCTGGGTTTTTACAAGATTTTAGAGAAAGTCCACATGTGCCGAAAGATGTATATGATTTTTTTGACAGTATTGTGCCGCCGGAATTGATGTCTTCCAAATTAATCAATGACAGAGGTAGACTATTATGTGACATTGAGTACACGACGCCAGCGGAGATATTAGCTACACATCCATTTTTTAATAAACTTAGAAGAGCAGATAATAGATTATCCGAAAATAATTTTAGGCCAATTGGTAGAGAGCAACTCGAAAAAATATTGAAACAAGCGACTAGTAAAGATCAGCCTGAAAAGATATCAAGTTTCAAATAACGGATATCACATATTATTACATATAAAATAACATATAATGGCTGTGATGGCTGCTGAATTATGGAACGAACATAAATCGATCATATTTTTAGTTTCATTATAGAGATTCCACTTTTTGAGTTTTGTGCGATTATTATCATAGTAAAATATTTGTGGTTTGATAATAATTAGCATAGTAATAATAATAAAATAAAGTAGAACACTTTTGAATAAGCAACTTCTCATATATATTATCATAGAATAAATTTTTTACTAAATTATATATGTGATGATATAGTATATATTTTCCACTCTACGAATTTATTTGTGACCTTATTTATAGATCACAAATAAATCAAATGATGATAAGATGAAAAAATTGATATTTATACTCATTGGCAATAGTACTAATATAATAAATTACAATTAATAACGATGTCGTACAACTCAAAAAAGTCCCGTTTTGCACCACAACTCTCCGTCTCTGATAAGCAAGAAAATCATTTCTCAAAGATTGCCAGGGCTAATTTTAATAACACTTCAAAATTCAGTGAAGTCTTGAACAGAATTCTGTTAGACGAAGCTTATGACACCGATGAATATTCATTTGCTGACAAATGCCAATTGGTCCGAAATTTGATCCAACAACGTCTCGCACTTGCCAGGACAACATTTGATCTCGCTGAACCAGAAAAGAGCGTTCCTGCTTGTAGCTTCCGTTTGTTCGAACCGGATATTTGCAAATTGATTACATTCGCAGATCGCATTGCATCTGCAGAGTCATCCGAAGCGCGACGGACTGTCATGAAGGAACTTGCACAATGTAAAACCAATCTGTTGAATGGACGGATCATCATTGGCACTAGTGATTGGCTGATGCGTGAAAAGCTTCGTGTGCAAAACAATTCTCTCAAATTGCATCCTGCATATGAACAGCGTAACGCGTCATTATTATCTGTGCGAAATGATGAGAAACACATGAATGGCCGCCGTAGAGAAACTGTGAAAGCTGCCTAAGACACAATCAAATTCATTTATAATTTTAATTAATACTAATCACATATATGTTGCTCATTGAACTGGATGAACACGCTCAGAGTATAATATGCATCTACTAGTGGATTATGTGCTTTCATATTCATTTTCATATAATCATTGATAATTTTATCAGAATCGGCAGACCAAGTATTGTTATACTGCATTAAATAAACATAAGTGTCATATAATTTAGCAGAGTAACATTTTCGATATAATATATCATTATACTCAGCGATATCGATGTGATTTATAGTTTTGATAGAAGTACTATATATTTGATTGCATTCGTACATTAAATTATGATTATTAATAGCTTTAACATCTTCTATTCCTTTAATAATATTGACACAATTATTATATTTGATACATTCGGCAAATTTACTTAGCAATAAATGATGGTCAGTCTGCTCGATCATAATTGATCGAACATATTTATCGTTTATATATAGGCGATGTATTTTTTCAAATATATTATTTAATTTATAACTTTTGATAAGTTTTGAGTATATAATTGACTTGAGGTTGTTATTAATTTTATTTATAATAGTAGTAATCTCATCATTGTCAGTATTATTGTCGGCCTCCAAAGAAGTTATTAAATGTAGTAACTGCTTCTCAAATTTGCTATAAATATGTTTATTAGTTTTTAATATTTTATGTGATAATAATTTCGTGAGATGATCAGAAAAATCTTTAACATTTTTATTGAGCAAGAATGACTGCCAGTATCTAAGGAAGATTAAATGAGGATATATTTTTTCTTCCAAAGAGGTAATATGTCGCTCTGTTTTTTTAGTTGTAGACATATATTCATGATAAAAGGGCATGTAGTTACCAATATTATTATTAAAACGTTTATTTAAAAAGCCGCAATGAAACAGGCCACCGATATAGATATCGTTATTTAATTTGACCAATAATATTAGTCCTAATTCTGCCACACATCTAATTAACTTACGACCTTCAACGATTTCATATAGAATATGTTTACATTTGTAATCACTAGCAAAAACTTGGAATTCGCAATCCCATACTAATGTATAATCATAATTTAACATCTTTTTAACTTTTGCTGAAATATCAAGTTTTGCTAGGGTTAAATATTTACTTTTACATAATGTAATGAAATCAATCAAGAATGGTTTATCAGATAAATATGTATTATTGATAGTATTTATTTTATTGATCCAAGTGCTAACATTCATAAATCAATATTATAAAATAAATTTCTTACGTTATATATAATGTCACGTACGGTACCTATTATACAACAAGCACCTTTTCTTTTTTTATCTGACCATCCAGATCAACATTATGAACATATAAATGATGCAATGAAAGCAGGATATGAAAAATTAAATAAATTAGATATCGATCCTGGTACTGTCATCAAAGATACATTATTTTCACAGAGAAATATCAATTTGATTCAGCGCTGGTTGACCCTTGATGTCTTGGCTAAAACAGGAATCCAAATTCCCCCCCAAAAAATGGAACATATCATGCATGTCATAGAAGGTATGTATTCAACTTATGGCCAAAATCTACCATTTAACCTTAAAGAACAAATATATGAATTAGATATGAAAGTAGTACAGCATTTGTCACCTCTAGTGATAACTGAATTATATGCCAGAGCAAGATATTATAGAGATATAAACGCCGCGAATTACATTGATAATCCTCAATTTATGTCAGCCAAGGGGCAACGAGCATTACCACAAGGGCAATTTTAAATTAGAAAATATTATTCATTATGATAAATAATATTTAATTTGTTTAATTTATTTATTTTTACGGGCGAGATTCTATTGTTGGTGCAACACTATCGACTGCATAGATATAAATGGTACCGTATTTCGAGCTCAAGTGGTCGAATGAACGCCATTGTTGTTCCTCATTTACCTGGTCCAACAAAGTATATGGCGTCTGATACTCAAATGAACTTTCATCGATTTGACGGCGAATAGTTGCCATTTGCGGGTTGTACATACCAAATCTTGTCGCGTTTGCTCCAAAGGTAAAGTCACTTTGTTGGGCGAACAATGCACATGTACCAACAATCAAATCAGGTATGGCGGGATTTACATTGACTGCTACCACCGAGCGTAGATACAAACGATGCTCCGGTCGGGCATTTTCACTATAGCCGATATCAATGTAAGGCTCTGCTTGCACCAAGCGGGGATTGGCACGCTCATATCCATTAATGGTTGGCATTACTTGTTGCCAGTTAGCCGGTTCCAGAATTGTCTTGTATTCCGGAGCCACTGTACGACGCGGTACATGGTATACCAACACACCACGTGTATAGATGATCGATTGTGTCTTGGGTACAAGTGTGTTGTTCTCGAAATGATATTGTGGGGCCGACAATGCATTGATCAGAGATATTGGTTCACTGTCACCTGACATCATTTGTGGCAGACGAACATTAATCATTGGAATGGCAGTAACACGGTTCATTTGGACTGGGAAACTAATATTAGCTCCGGCGATTGGTGCTACGAATACCGGCATTGTCGCAACTATGATGGGTCGAAGCGAAAATGCTTGGAACAGACGACGGATGACAGTACCCTCGTCACCTTGATAAATCATATCGGGTGCGTCAATGTTTGCAATTTTGCAGTTATCGATTGCACCGCTAAACGCAGCTGCAGTGCAGTCATAGTAGCGACCACTGCGGAGGGCATATACTGATTGCCAAACGGTTTCTTGGAGGAGGACACGGTTAAGAAGATCTTTGAACGGGGACTCCATATCACAGACAATATCATTGGGATCAGATATCATAGAATAGAGGAGTTTAAAGTCAGCTTGTGTCAAACGGTTGACCTTCTCATAACGGCATCGAACAATGTATGCAATGTTAGCATGTAAGAATGTTTCTTCGAACAGGTCAATCTTCGGTAAGAACATAGCCGCTAAAACCGGGCTAACTGTGCAAGCGGCATTGTGCTTAGTAGGATCGTATTGACCCGAAATAGCCTCAAACGCCATATCACGGTACAGAATACTTTGTATGCGAACATTAGCATAGGTGGGCTTTGACAGACTATATTGGCGGAGGATATTTTGTACGTGTTGAACATCACCTTGCTCAACATTTAATCCTTCGAATTGCATTTCATACGTGCCAAGTGCACGTCCTATGTTAGTATTAACTGGAGCTACCATCAACTGGCCAGTTTCATCCCTGCGCCCTTGGAGGGCATTATATAGGTGCTTCTTAAAGAACTCAAATTCTGAGTCGGTTAACGAGATTTTAGCATTTGGATTGTTGCGATAAGCAAGTGCCTTCTTAAGTAAAACGTGGAGTGGTACATTTCCAGAATGCTTAATGATGGCACGCGCGAATTTGTCCGCCTTATTCCGAATAGCTTCGACGCGTTCAGATAATCCCTCAACGATTGCGTCGACGATATCATTGTCAGAGTGCTTTTGACGAAGTGTATTTAACACTTTAGTATTAATTTCGGTGGTACCTTCTGCAATAAGGTTTTGAACATCCTTGGAGACATCTATAGGTGTCATACTTGACAATTTACGTGAAACACTATTTTGATTTAGAGACATTTATAGCTATATATAAATAGACATACATTTTATTTTTTTGCAAAATACGAATTTAAAAATCTATAATAATTAAATTATACAATTCGCAATATATATAAAATATAACAATATAGGTACTATTTCTACTAAAAAAATGAAATATTAATTATTTATAGCACTAGAATCAAATGCTAATATATATACATGGCGGCGAAAAACAGAATTTCCTTTCCCGGCACCGTTCTCGAAATATATAATAATACCACTATCATCAGCATTAGTGCGAATGAGTTGCTAACCGCTTATAAACGTAATATTCTTACCGTGCCGGATTTTCAAAGAGATATACAAGAGGACAATGTAAAGTTGATCAGAGCATGTATAATTAAAGATAATACATGGCTTTACTCACAAGGAAACTTAACAGTTGGCTACTTAGAAATGGATAACAATCAATGCACGTATTTTTTAGTAGATGGTCAACATAGGTTATTCGCATTAGAATATATGCATGAACTTGGTGTAACTCTTGAAAATATTCGGGTAATAATTGCATGTGTGAAATGTAAAACAGAAAATGATATCGAAAATTTATTCTCTGATAAAAATAAAAATAGTCCAGTAGATTATCATTACACTTATTTCGAAGATACTACCATCCGCTCATATATTTTTCAAATTAAACAATTTTTATTAAATAACTATAAAGATGCATTCAAGGTAAAAAGAGATGGCGCTAAATCTAACCATTTACATATAGACGAATTTATGCAATTGTTCGATGTAGAATCAATAAAAGAATATATAAAGAATCAACCTGAAGATGCTAAATTAGTGGAATCACTAATTTATGAGATCGACGCAGCAAATCAGGCAGCACATGATCAATTAGTAACATATGGTACATCTAGGCAATTTTATATGAAGGACCCGGATTATAACAGAGCGCTAAAGACTAATTTTTATCTGCCATATAAACAAGTAATATGTAAAAATTGTATATTTGGCCGCGGCGAAATTATTATTGAATTGATAGAAAAACATAAAAAAACAAAAATACCAAGATCAGTTGCTCAGGAATTGTGGAGCAGACATTTTGGTAACAGTATTAGTGGACATTGTTATTGTTGTACATGCAAAATTACTAATACCACATTTGTATGTGGACATGTACGTGCAGAAGCCAAAGGTGGTCTCACACATATTACTAACCTGAAGCCAGTGTGTAACGATTGTAATTCGCGTATGGGAACAGATGATATGGAAGAGTATAGAGCTCGCATTGTAAGTATGATGGATCACGCTATGCAAATGGCTATCGTAAATGCGATAGAAGAAAGTCTTAAGAACGATCCGATACTAAATGGACAACGAAATATCACTACTATTTAATTTTTTTATATGATCAAGATAAAATAAATTAAAATTAAAATACACTTTACATAGAGCTGAAAATTTCGTTCACACTATCGTTAAGATTTCCTTTAAACATTCGTAAAATGTTCTTATTCGTTTCATTCGCTTCAATACCCATTGCCACTAATTCATCTAATTGCGCTTGATATTCAAAAGGCGCCGGCGTGTCTACAGATGCAGATGCAGTTGTAGCTGTAGCAGAAGTAATTAGGACTGCGGAAACTGCTCCCGATGCTAACCAATCCGTCACTTGTTTATAATTTGGCCCAGATTTAAGATAGTTCAATGCAGCTTCTGAGCCGAGTAGGACATCAATCTGTGATTCAGTGATAGTAAAAGGGGTACCAACAAGTTGTGAAAAATATGCGAAGTTTTGAACTGTTCGCAAAGATTCACGTAACCTATCTGAGGTTAATAGTTCTGCAATTTCGCCATCATTGGGTCCAATTCTAGATTTGATTGATTCAATATCTGTTGGAGTGAGTGTCGGCATGATGCAAAATATAACTGCATTGGGCGTAAGTAATCCATCTACGCTTGCAAGAGGCTTATTATCACCAACAATCACCTTACCTTGGAACACCAGTTTACACCTTCCTGCAATATTATCAGGGACAATATCAAGTAAATCTTTATTGAATTGACAACGATGCAGCACGCACATACGAACGATTTGGCCAACAGTTGTAAATTTATTAAATTTTAATGGACAGACGGTATTATCATTAAATTTGCAAGTAATATTATAAACGGTATCAACGGAGTCAGTAGTACTTGTCATAGCCATAGTAATAGCATTAATATGTCTATTAAGCGTAAAATATTAAAATTTCAATTATTTTCGGAAATAATTGAAATTTTAACAATTTTCATTATAAAGCAATGTTCTTAAATAATACATAATGCAACCTATAATGAACGAAGATTTAGATACATTATGGATACAAAAATATGAACCTAAAACTATGGAAGATCTGACGATAAATAAACCAGTAATAATAAGAATTAAAAAATGGCTGGAAACATTTGCCAGTAGATCAGATAATTCAAATTCAATCATGATATTTGGCCCCCATGGTTGTGGAAAAAATATATCATTAAAAATTTTACTTAAAACAATGAATTATGATGTAAAACTATTATCGTCTTCCAATGTTAAAAATAAAAAAACAATAAATGATATAATACAATCATATGAACGTAGAAAAAAGATGGCAAATTTATTTGATGAAATAAGGCGAAATTTAGCATTGATCATAGACGATACCGAAACTATCAATCTAACAAATGAAAAAAATAGTTTATTAGAATTATGTAAATTCAACAATGAGGTGAGGATGGTGCCCATTATATTTGTTGCGAATGGACAAAAAGGAAAACTTATAACAAATATACAAAAAATATGCGATACGTATGAGTTTTTACAACCGACCAAAGATGATATGATTCGTATCATAACAAAAATAGTTATTAATGAAAATATAAAATTTGATGAAAACAAAGACAAGGTAATGGACATTATTATTGAAAATTCACAATATGACATACGCCGGCTCATATTTTTATTACAAGATTTACATCTAACATTTAATGGGGAAAAAACGAATAAAATCATCACTCTGGATTTGTTACAACGATATTTAAATAGTTTTCAAAGGAAAGATGTAGACGTATCTTTGTTTGATGCTACAAAAATATTGTTAAATAATTATAGATCGATAAACCATTGTTTAGCATTATATGAAATGAATAAAGTTACACTACCATTGACGATTCATCAAAATTATTACAATGCAATGTTTGCAAAGACTAGGTTATTAGCAATGGACAAACAAGATCCCGCAAAATTACTACTCGGTCAATTGGACATTTGTAGGAAAATTACTGATTCAGCATCAATTGGTGATGTGATTGAAACTAGTATATATATTGACCAAGTATGGACTAATCAAAATATTCATGGTTTGCATACAATAGTGGATGTCTCATATACTATAAATTCAATCATTGATCGTTTGATAACAAATGAAAATCCAGCGACTCGGAAATTAATTAAAACCGGACCATATAATATTGACCATAGTTTAGATTTACATAAGACAAGTCTTAAAAATATAAATAAAAAACAAATATTGCATCTAAAAACATTTATGCCAAGTAAAGGATTAACCGATATACTATACATTAATAAGATTATATATGATCTTATAAAAAATGATAAATATAAAGAAGCTTACGAATTATGTAAGGAATATGGCATAGATATTAAAACGGTAGAAGTAATTATTAAAATAGATAAAACAAATCAAAAATTAGTTATTAAACCAAAGAATAAAAAATTATATGCAGATGCTTAAGTGCAATTAATAATATGTCTTTTTAACATTTACATTTTTACCGACAACAGTACGAAACCCTGATTGATCCGGACCTGTACATTTTCGTTTATCGGTAATTACTTTCTCCAATCTTTCATTAGCTAATAAATCACTGAATAACTCACTAGGGTCTTCAATATAATGGATTGTTTTATTTGTAATATTAATATAATTTTTATCATCTACCTTAGTAGAAACAACAAGCGGACTAGCTGCAAACGTGTCATCTTTAGCAGTTGCGGCTTTGGTAGTTATATGTTTCCAAGAAGGCATGGCACATGAAGCGGCAAGTGTTCCATTATTTGAAAGCGAAGGAAATGCATCTAATGATTCAAGTGATGGTGGTTCTACATGATGAGAAGCGGTGTATCTTTCGCGCGTAACTTTTTCGTTGTTCATACGTTCAAGGACACGTGGATCACGATAGGAACGCATTAACTGCCTGCCTTCATATGCTTCTTGTTCTTTATTACGCATTCGTTCTAGTTCTTGCATACGACTATGGCCAGTAGCGGTATGTGCTTTTTGATGAGTTGCGCGTGCATTACGCTTTTCTTGATCTGCTTGAATTTCTTTAAGAGCTGCAAACTTGGAAGTCATTTGATGGTGTATAATAATAAATGTTATATATGATAAGGAATTATTTTTTCAATTATTTCTGCCATCGTTAAATTAGAATATAGTGCAATTAGTATATTTTTTTGTATTTATATTATATGATAGATATTAGCTATTTAACATATATTAGTGCCAATAATAGATTAACCACCTTTAATATTAATCAATCACCTTCGCTCACAGGAGGTACCGATCCAAACCAAGATCACTACGTTATTGAACCAGTTGAAAATATGTACCAAGGAATTAGTGAAGCAGATGCCAGATCGCAATTACAAACAAGTATTTACAGTACCGATAAATTAAATTATATGGAACCATCTAAGACTAACCTGTATACCATCCCAAAAGGTACTATCTTATATCATGGTACTATGTATAAAGAATCATTTAATCCGTACGATATTCGTCTCGGTGAGGATAAATTAGTGTCATATTTATCCCCTAATAAACGGTTAGCTGAAGATTACATAGTTGGTTGTGCTTTATATCCGACTAAAGCTGGTTACATTCATAAATTCAGAGTTAAAAAAGATATAAAACAGATCATGATTGTATCCACATTTGAGAAAAAACCTAACTGGACGTTGTCTTTTTTAGAAGAAACATTCTGTTCCCGTAAATTTAGAATCCAATTAGATGGCATCGGCTTTTTCTTCCCGAAACGCGACGAATATGATTCGTTTGGAGAAGTACCAGCCGGCCAAACGGATCCACGTGTATCATTCGAAGCGGAATTCGCTATATGCAATCCAAATGAATATTTGGAGTATATATCGTCGGAAAGATGTATTTCAATGAGGAAATTATCGGCGGAATATCATTTTAATAAATAAATGAAATTTATATATTTTGCTATCTAACATATTATCATTATTATATTATGTTTGTAGTCTTCGTAACTGGTTGTAACAAGATGATACCGTTGTTTCAAAGGATAGTTGCACCAGTTATTTACCGATCTTCGGTCCTTCGGTCCTTCGGTCCTTCGGTCCTTCGGGAAGAACGAACAACAAGGTTAATAATATATAATTGCTTTATGAACATAAATAAAAATCTATTTAATTATTATGCCGAAAAAGAGAGTATATAAGTATTCTACACGTCGTATTAAAATAACCCAAAACCAACTTCAAATTTTTGATGCTTTACTCAATGATGGAGGAGTAAAAAAATACGTCGATAGCAATAACAATTTGCGTTATTCTGAACACGCCGGTATATTCGATTTTAATAAATGTAAATTGGAACGATTAATAATTAGTGGTGATACCAACCGTGAAGACGAAGATGACACTGATATTTTATTCCCAGAAGATAATATCAAAGCGTTAGATTACGAATATATCTTTCATACTCATCCACCTACACCATATCCAGGAGCTAGAGCAGAGCATGGTATATTATATGAATTTCCATCCATTGCTGATTTATATCATTTTGCATATCACCATAACGATGGCAAAATACAGGGATCAATAATAATTGCTCCTGAAGGAATATATATAATTAGGTTAAAAAAGAATGTTGATTCGATACCATATCCGTCTGAAAAAATAGCTAAAAAAATGGAAATATTACATACTAAAATACAAGCGTTGGCGATACGAAGACATGGTGCGGATTATATATCTGAAGCCAGACAAAAATATTTTTATGAAGTGGTAGCACAAGACAGAACATATATAAAGATGTTCAATAAACTTGTTAAAAAATATTTCAATGAGAATATAGTAATTACATATAAAGCAAGAGAATATGATGTGTTGACAGATAAATGGATCATGAAAAATATGTATGTCAAAGTTGAACCAGTTGAAATTAAATAATATATTAGTTTATAACAACTGTCTTTTATTATCATTGCCTAATTGCACGATATATGGTGTTGGTTTTTCAAACATATCTTTGAATTGTTGCGATACAACGTCTGGATAATTACTATCTAAATTGAAATCCCTCGGTAAATATTTAAAAGTTGCTCTAGGCGGTGGGCAAGTGACGGAATTTCTTCCAAGTTGAAAAAAGATCATTAATAACCCGATATATAAAATGATCAACATTAAATTACTAAATTTTAACTCTTTCATACATTATGGTCATATTTTATTTTATTAAAAATTGAAATATAAAATATTTGCGTATCATCTGTCTAAAGTATATATCATAATATGCAAGAAGTCAATGTAACTAGCGGCGTAAATAATCGCATAGATAATATTAATTATACTAACTATGGTCGTATAATTAATAATTATAAACAAGAATTAACCGATTATATGTCTACCGTTGATACTAATGGTACAGTTGTTAACTTTACATACAATAACTGTGTGGAGGAACAATTACTACTATTTACTAACAATTATATTTTTGTGACATATTCTTATGATCCTACTGAGCAAAATAGTGGTTATGAACCACTATTGAGATACCTAAACAATCATATTAATCAATATAAATTTATAGTTGAGGAATTTAATGATGGCTGTAAAATGCTATACGTTTTATTTCATAATGACATCGATGGAGCATCAGAGTTATTATGTAAAATATTGGAAACTAATCAATTACTCGACAAAGAAATTACTATAAGTAGATTTGAATATAAAGACAATCGATTAGATCGACTGTTAGCACTGTTTCAATAACACTTTGCCATATATATATTTGCCAGGAATCAAAACTGAAGCATATATCGTTTCTTCGTTATATATCGGGTAAACATTGGTTTTATTCAGCAAATCATCCTCAGATGCAAAGTTCACCTCTGACATTAATTGTTTTATAACCTTTTTCCGTTTAATACTTTGCAAAATATCTTTACCTTGATTATCATCGTCAATATTAGTCTGAGAAATATAATTATCATCGGATATAATTACGACATAACTATCTATTGAACGGACTATAACAGAAGGTGTTGAATTTTTAGGACATATCGAGAAATATGTAGGAGAAATCAACTGTTCTGAACAAAGTTTAGTATATGCTTCTTCAAATTTATAGTTATTTTCGAATACATCTCTAACCAGATAACTAACCGGATAATGTAATTTAATCATTCTTGTTAAATTCATAATTAATGAAATAAATCCCAGTTCATCTTCCTCTTTGCTAACATCACGTGTTTTTCTAAAATTTATCGCAACTGCATAATCATCATTTGAACATGTAAATAATCCAAGACATCCTAGCCAAGTTATAGCTTGATATTTTGTAGTTTTTATTTTGAATGTAATTTTTCGTAAAAAATCAAGCGACCAATCCATAGTTCTAAACATCATATTTTGTCCATTTACTTTGGTGCAAATTGTTGTACATGCTGAGGTTGTTTCATAAAATAAATTCATAGCTAATAATACATGAATATCAATACCAAGTGCCACAGAAAAATATTCTAGCTCGTCACGATAATCAATAGAATTATATAAACAATTAACTAATGTGCTAACAACAAAATCTTTTATCTTATCAACACGTGAATTATATAATTTCGTCAATTCGCTGCGCACTTCGGGGATAACAGGTGTATAATATTTAATTACATCTTTCCATTTTTCTTCAGGTGGTTTGGTCGCATCTATAATAAATTCTGGTATATCAAGAGTGTTATAATTCATAATATACATTATAATTGTTTCTTTAAGATAAATTAAGTGTGAACAACAAGTATCAGCCTTGTCCAACATGCACCTTCATATATTCGGTTGTCGCATTTGCCACATCATTGCCATTTCGTCCGAATTTATAAATTCCCCAGCACATTCAAAATATTTTAATTAAATCATTTGAACGTTGACGATTGTACGTCTTTTACCGCCAATAAAATCATTAATATCTAATAGCGCGCCTCTCTTTTCATGTTGTGGATCATAATTTTCTTTATTCCATTTAATTGCTTTAGGAATTCCTATAACAAAACTCGGAGGCCTTTCAGCCCTATACCAGAAGACCTTATCCATAAAATTCGGGGACTTGATCCTATTATTGATGACCAGACATCCATAATTTGCAGTCACCGAAATAAAAACTTGTTCAAATAAATCTCTAGTCGGAAAACAACCGGCAAAATGTTGATATAACCGGTCTCTATTACTTTTAATGTCTTCGCCGAGTAAAAAAATAAAATTAAAATTTGACCTCAATTCAGGCTCTAAACCCAATGAATATTGCATGGTCAAAAAATAACTTAATTGATAATGACGTCCTTGATTCATAATTGTTAATACATTGGGATCCTTCTTCCAGAGATGCTTAGTTGCCATACAATCGTCCATTATAAAAACCAAGCGCGGATCAATTGGTTTCTTCCCTTGCTTAACTCTTTTCTCATTAAGTTCGAGGACACTCATCTGTCTTTTAAGAATCTTTGGAATAATTCTTTCATTATATTCATGGTGTATAAACGACTTAGGAACAAAATCATCATAGAATTTATTCATCTTATCTGTTGGAGCAATCACAGTACAAACCGGAACATCTCTCATATGATATAACATATCTCTTAATACATAACTTTTACCAGAACCAGATGCAGCAATCATACAAACACGTGGATTTAAAAAATTACCATTTTCATCATAAACTAACGTCTTCGGATCAAATTTCTTGAGCTGGGCGACTTTCCCGCCAATGGCTATATCGCCTGACATATATACTCTCAATTAACATAATAAATCCGAATTAACCGCATTTATTAATTGTTTGTATATTTGAAATTAGCATATTTATTATCTGGACGGGATTTGTAAAAAGCAATTTGATCTTCTTTTTGTACTGTATTGGTTACGTTTGATTTCTCAGCTGATGTAGTATATCTAAATGGTTCAATAAATTTGCTGAATAACCATGTTCCATAACCGACATTATCAGATGTAGGTGTGTTACTAGACATATAATTAATACATAATATTATAATTATTAATATAAACGAATTTCATTTTTTTTATTAGACATGATATATCCAAATATACTTACATAGCACCATATTCTTATCGTTTAATGGTGAATAAGGACCAAAATGAAAAATAGCCGAATTATTTCGATTAGTAACATTAATATTTGATCGTCAAAGGAGTAGGCGAATACGAAATTACAGCTAATCAGCACCTGATTTCAATATGTACCAAAATGGTAAACCTGTATACGACGATGATATTATTAATGCCAGCGAATCGACACAACTGAGAAACTGTAAACTTACTGCTAATATGTTGCGAAATATGGATTATGTAGATAAACTACATGGCACGTTTATGGTTATACCATTTATGCATATAGATACTTTCATGTTACATATGATGTACAGCAGCTATTATAAATGACTAAAAATTATCATTCAATATTGTTTGTTGTGATTGAGCAAAACCAGTTGTTTCTACTTCAGATTTATATATGAAGTAAACTATAATTACCCATATAATTAATCCACATAATACACTATGTCGTAAGACTCTTTCCTCTTTGGAATCTTTTGGAAAATATTTATAGTCAAGATGTAATAAACAATATATTACAAGAATTGTAAGCATACAATATATGAAAGTTGTTTGAATATTCATTAAAATATACGAAGATAATTTTTATACTTACTTTTAATTAAATATTTATCTCATTATCCATATATATTTTTTTCTTTTTACCCACCTCGTTAGTTTGTCCTTCTGACGATTTAATAGCCCTCGTCTCAACTGGTTTCGATAATTCCTCCGACATATCGTAATTTAATATCTTTTTTGGAATCGGTGACTCTGCGTTTGTTCCTTTTGCTGCGTTGGAATACGTATCGAAAACAGTCATGTTTCCATTGCGGGGGATATATGATTCACTAGTCACACTCGGCACCTCGCGCTTTTCTTTTTTACCAAAATAACTCGGCATCGTAGCCTTGAATGCTTCCATCTTTTTACCTGTCGATTCATTAGTTGCAGTTACTATCTTAGGTTGTGTACCTCCAGCTTGTACAGCTGCTGGCGGCGCAATAGGAGCATCTTGGCGTGACGCTATATTTATAATATCTTTTTCTTTTACTAATTGATATTTAACATCATCATCCTTTTTTTCTTTATCCAGTAGAGTAGTTAGGCGTGCTTTGTCTTGTTCTGTCATTACTTTTTCGACATCTGCCATTTCCTTTTTCGTGATATTTGTGGCGGATTCAGTATAAGAGTCACCTAAATATTCATGTAGAATTAAATTCATTGGAAGCATCTTTCTTATTGCTTCGGCGATTGCTTCTTTAATCATAATCATCGCTTGTTTCTGATTACGTTTGATTTCTATTTGTGGACATTTATGAAAATAGATAAATGGATCTTGGAAAAATACCCTGGCTGATTCAATATATACTTGATGCAAAAACTGACTAAAATCTAATGTGAAATTAATTTTAAGTTCATGTTTCTTCTCGGGCGGCGTATTTGTTAATATCATAATTGTACTTTTTATAACGGCTTTTAATAAGCGTTCCAGTAGTTCAGCACAGCCAGATTCAGCAAATATCCTATTTTTCTCCCCGGTTATGATTGTATCGTTCCAAACCGGGATATGTCGCAGTGCTACTTGGAAAGAACGTAATTCTTCGCCGCTATTTGACACCTTAATCGTATCATTATAGATCCCCTGTATACCTTGATTTATAAACGGTGCGATAATATTAATTAATTGGATAGTATATTCGGTTTTTGTCTCAACTAATACGTTCATATATATTAAATATCATTTTATTATTGTGTAACTAACTAATAAAATGATATTATTACATATTAAATAACTAACTAACTAATTAATCAGTTTTTGACGCGCGTTCTTCTCTGACATTTTTTGATAAAAATGTTCATATGAATCATCTTTCATAACGCCTACTTGCACATTTTGCTTTTTTAAATAACCGCAGTATACCACATATACCGTAATACATGCTAAAACGAACCATAAAATATTACAGTAATTAGAGTTTTTCATGCCGACATGTGCCGAAACAAGTCTATATGCCATATAATAACTGAAATATAAAATAATTTCTGAATAATATATATAACATGATAAGTTATTTCTTAAAAATGGCAATCATATTTTTATGTATAGTGTGGTTATATAAACATGTATGTCGCTATGTTGAACATTTTACTGATATTAAAACTAACGCCAAACAATCCCTATATGAATCATTATCAGCCGATTGTAAACACGAATATTGCAACGTTAATAATTGGCCCGCACTTGACAACCAAAATGCAAAGATTCCCAATGGATACACATTAACACAATTTTCAACTAATCAAGGCTGTTGTGTGATACCAAATGGATTGAATAATTATATATTCGATGCAAAAGGTGACAATAATTATAAAGTTAATAAATCAAATAATGCCATCGGTGTAGATTCTAATATCATCCTTCAATAATCTATCCCAAATCTGGCATTTTGCTATTTATTTGTTCAAATGTTTTTTTAGCGGCGGTAAATCCTTCCATATCCATAGATAACATCTTTTTCGCACGCTCAATTTCTTCCGTTAATGCTGAAATCGACTTCTTTGTATTAGTCAAATTCTCTGCCAAATCTTCATTTTCTTCATCCTTGACTACAATATCATTTATTTTCTCCTCTTTGGAACCTAGATCTTCAACACTAACTTCCTCTTTGGCCGCTCCCCTGCGTTGTTTCTTTCTGCGTTTATTAATTGTCTCCATAAGCATTTCATTCTTGCGGCGCTGATACATTTCTTTCGCCTTGGCTTGGTTAGTTAAATAACGTTCCATCAAATTATTCATCTCTGGCTCAGCGAATTTACCTTCCTTTGCCTTTTCTGGATCATCCTCTGCCGGAATCCAAGTGAAGCCTGGACCAACGTAAATATTACAATATGGATCACCCGCTTGTAATGACGCCGCATGTGCAGATGCTTCTTCTTGTGTTGAGAATGCGCCTCTGAATTTCATAATACTAAACTCTTGTTTGCACTTTGCAAGTTTCTTACCATCTACAAATGATATAACAATCCATTCTTGCCCAGGGATGACCGGATCCCTGAGTAAAAAATCTGGTTTATCGTTAGCCGTCATAATAATTATACTAAATGATTCTATCTTTAAATTACTAAATAAACGAAAATCAAAATCCAATAACACCAATACCGAAAAATTGATTTAATATTACTTTATCTATATGTATATTTATCTTTATTAATTATGAATAAGCTAACGTGTTGTGTAACATTATTAGACGGATTTAAATGCAAAAGTAAACGTTTAACAAATGATAGTCAAACTTTTCTCAAAACTGTACAAAATAATGTGTCATCGGCAGAAATGAGAGAAGAATTATATGAACATATATATGTTTGTTCTAAACATTTACCATGGCGTATTGAAGAAATGATAAGGAACGGCATAGTCGATTCATTAGCAGATTACGATAATCTTAGGCGATGCAAAACTTGCGGAGTAGTCAAATTAGAGCTCGATTATGAGAACGGTTATGAAATATGTAAAAAATGCATTGTAAAAGATACACTTGATAAAGTCAAATTAATGTTTAGAAAAATGAATAATATTAAAAAATGTAATGTAGACGGATGTGAGAACAAATGTATATCGGATAATATATATATTAATGTTGATGTAGCTGCCATATTAAATTTGCCGAAGGTATATTTGTCGTATTGCCTCACACATCAATTAGATGCATACCGTAGAGAGTTATTAAATAACTGCAAAAAGTTATGTAATAATTATATCATAAAAGGATGCCGTAATATGGTTGATTTGAAAAAAAAGTTATGTCAAAATTGTACAGGGGATGACAAAGCAGTTTCTACCTCAACTGAGCAAAGCGGAATAGCCATATTACAATGCAAACATTGTAATGATGTACTTAGCGGCAAAGCATTTTATGACAATGTTATATGTGTAGATTGTAAATTAAACAAAATTATATCAAAAAATGTACCGTCTGATTTATCATATGAAAATTATCTTGTCACGAAGGAAAGTGGTTTCGGTATATGGAAAAGAAGTCATAACACAGACTTGGACATTGATAAATATAAAAGACTGGTTATGGAATTATTAGGGAAAGAAATAGATGATACAGATATAATATTAGTCAGAAATGCAGTTAACAATGCAAATGATATTAATGATATAAATGATATGATTAATGAAAGTGAAAATGAAATGAATGACGAAGATGAAATGTTGGAACTAATGGATAAAAAGCATCTTGAATTAAAAGAAAAAGAGAAGCAGATGAAGCCAACATATACAAAACGCGAAAAATTGAAAAGTAAATCTATAGATTAACATAATTAATTAATAAATGACTTCTCTAGAACTGTCAACAAGAGAAAAAAATACGATACATACAGCTGTCCGGGAACAAATAGAAATATGGTATCATGGATTAGGTCCGGTGGTTTGTATTGATTCCATCAAAAAAGTATGGTGGATATATAGTATCACAGGACCTTGATGGAATATCCAAATTGGTGACCAAAGATATTATAGATCATCTAAATGATATATTAGCGAAGAATGTGGTCGTTTAATGACTTCCATGCAATCAATTCACAAATGGAATGTCATTCAGCAGTCGCGCACGAGACAGTGAAGATTCTGATGATATCACATTATCAGAGCTACTAGTTGAAATAGTAAGAGATCATAATATGATCAAAGAGTATTAGCAATAAAGTTTTTTTATAATAAAATAATATGTAAACAATTTCTTTCCGAAGGACCGTTGTTCCAAAGGATAGTTGCACCCGTTCTTTACCGATCTTCGGTCCTTCGGAATAAATTTAACCGTTGTTCCAAAGGATAGTTGTCCGTTCTTACCCAGAGATCGGTAAAGAACTGGTGCAACTATCCTTTGGAACAACGGTCCCTCATTGAATATATAACATATAACATACATACAGAGGTAGCAATTTTCATTTTTTATTAAAGTGAAAATTGCGTTATAGATCAGTTATTATATTTGCAATGATATTATAATGTCTAATATAATAGATTTTCAATTAAATATAACAGATGAAATTCACCATAAATATATTCCACAAAACGCGACCTATGCCTATCATATGTACAATATGCCAGTTGATACTAGCAAGCCTTCGAGAATATACTACCAATTGGAAAAGATATATGAAAATCGATTAATTGACGAAATAAACGTTGAAAA